GTACAGGCTAAACAAATTGATACTGCTAAGATGGGTGCAGGTGAAGTGCCTAAAGAAGAGCCAGGCGTAATTGACCAGGCAACAGACGCAGTTTCAGGTGCATGGAACGATGTTAAAAACTGGGCAAGTAATTTATTTGGCGGTGATGACGAAGCAGCAAAAGCAGCAAGTCCAGAAGAAACTAAAAAGTCGCTTCAAGACAAAATGGCGGAAATTCAAGCAAAACTTAAAGAGCTTGAAGCAGCCGAAAAACAAGCACCAGCTGATTAAAGTGCTAATACAGAAGATCCAGGCGGAGCATAAGCACAAAACAAACTCAATAGGGCCTACGGGCCCTATTTTTTTGAGTAAATAATTATATGAAGAGTTTAGACGGCGTATTAACTAAAAAAGCCAATCAACGAGAAACGTTTACGGAAGATCAAATACAAGACCTTGCTTCTTGTATGGATCCTAGTGAAGGGTACTTACACTTCGCTAAACATTTCGCTTATATACAACATCCAGTAAGAGGAAAGTTGTTGTTTGATCCTTACGAGTATCAATTACGTTTGATGCATTCATATCACAACTATCGCTTTAATATTAATATGATGCCTAGACAGACAGGTAAGACTACTTGTGCTGCTATCTATCTTGCTTGGTACGCAATGTTCAATCCAGACCAAACTATTCTTATTGCGGCACACAAATATACAGGCGCTCAAGAGATTATGGCACGTATACGTTATGTGTATGAAACTTGTCCAGACCATATTAGAGCAGGTGTTACAAGTTACAACAAAGGTAGCATAGAGTTTGAAAACGGATCACGTATTGTATCGCAAACAACTACAGGCAACACAGGACGTGGTATGTCTATCTCGCTACTATACTGTGACGAGTTTGCGTTCGTACAACCTAATATTGCGGAAGAGTTTTGGACTTCAATATCTCCTACACTAGCAACAGGTGGTCGTGCTATTATTACAAGCACACCTAACTCAGACGAAGATACATTTGCTACTATTTGGAAACAAGCAGAGCAAAAGTTTGATGCTCATGGCAATGATACTGAAGTAGGTGTTAATGGCTTCCACGCATTTAGAGCAGAATGGCAAGAACATCCAGATCGCGATGAAGAATGGAAAGAAGCAGAAATTGGGCGTATTGGCGAGGAAAAGTTTAGACGTGAATACGGTTGTGAGTTCTTAGTATTTGACGAAACACTTATTAACAGTATTACACTTGCTAATATGGAAGGTGTAGATCCTGTTATGAAAATGGGACAAACACGTTGGTATAAACAACCACGTAAAGATGGAATCTACGTAGTAGCACTTGACCCTGCTATGGGTACAGGAGGCGACTATGCCGCTGTACAAGTGTATGAATTACCTAGTTTTGAGCAAGTAGCAGAGTGGCAACACAACCAAACACCTATACCAGAACAAATAAAAGTAGTAAGAGAAATAAACAGATATATTGTTGAAACTTGTGGTCCAAGTTCAGCAAGTAACATATATTGGTCAGTTGAAAACAATTCAATTGGCGAAGCAGCCTTGCTTGTAATTAAAGACGTAGGCGAAGAAAATATACCAGGACTATTATTAAGTGAACCAATAAGAAAAGGCCACGTAAGAAAGTTTCGTAAAGGGTTTAACACTACACATAAAACAAAGATTAGTGCGTGTAGTAGATTAAAATCGTTAGTTGAAAACAATAAACTAAAAATAAAATCTAAACCTCTTATATCAGAATTAAAAGCATTTGTTGCCCAAGCAACAAGTTTTAAAGCAAAATCAGGAGAACACGATGACTTAGTAAGTGCTACTTTGTTATCTGTTAGAATGATGCAAGTATTAGCAGAGTGGGATCCAAGAGTGTATGAACAATGGGGAGCAGCAGTTGGAGCGTCAGGTATGAACGGAGATGACGACTTTGAAGCACCAATGCCAATCTTTATGTCTAGCAGTTTTTGATAAATAGTTATATGACAAAGAATATGAACGAAATCGCTGAAGATCTATTCAATAAAATCCGTAGCAGATTTTCTAATGTAAAGTTAGGCGACGAGAATGGTAAGGTTACAGACAACCCAGAACTAGCAAGATTTATTGACTTTGAGTACAATGTCGATCAAGAGTCTATTGGGCACGTAAATGTTAGTCTTAGCGAGGACGAAGGACTAGTTGTTTATTATAGTACAGAATTTGTAAGTGAAGAAGGAAGTACTGTAAAAGACGATTGGTACAATTTTTTAAGAGAATTACGTCAGTTTAGTAAGAAGCGTATGCTAAACTTTGACACTAGAGATATTACAAAATCAAATTTAGAAAAGAGAGATTACCAGTTTTTATCTAAGAACTCCGGGGAAGATACAATGAATGAATCAAAATTATATGGCACAGCACGTAAAAGTTATCAGGATCTAAACGGTGCTACATTAATTATTAATCACAGTAAACCAGTAAATCATGAAGTTGCTGCTGGTAGATCACAACATATTTCAAGTGTGTTTGTTGAAAACAACGAAGGTGAAAGATTCAAGTATCCATACAAACATTTAAACGGTGCTAGAGCATTAGGTAGACACATTGCTAATGGTGGTACTCCTTATGATGCGTTTGGCTCACACATTGTTGAAATGAGTAAAGAACTAGGTAAACTTAGTAAATTTAAAAGATACATTAACCGCTCAGGTGTAATGGCAGAAACTATTGGTCCTGTATTTGAAAGAGTTTCTGAGCGTATGAACACTATTAAAAAGGAAGTTCAACAGTTACAACGTGATGCGTATTACAAAGAAGCATTTGAAAACTTTAATCAAACTGACCTAAACGAAGTACCACAAGAAGTACAAGACAGTTGGGTTGAAGCACTTACTATTAAAACTTTCCAAGAAGAAATTAAAGATGTTTTCCCTTACTTATATAACATTATGGAAGTAAGCGAAGTTACTGCTGACGACTTGTTAGGTGAAAAAGAAAAAGGATGGGCACAAAAAGTAGGTGACTTTATTTTTGGTGACCCTGAAGAAGAAGAAAGACAAATTGAATTAATGACTACTGTTCTTAAGGCAAACGGTTACGAAGATAGTAAGATTAAAAGATTAAAGTATGGTTGCTTAAACGATCCAAGAGTTTGTTTGTATAACGAAATTCGTAAGAAGATGTTAGATACCGGCGACATGGACCAAGAAATTGCTAAAATTGGTGATGAACTAAATTCAGGGCTGACAACAAGCTCGGGTACTGTTAATGATAGTATTGATCCTATGGCACAGTTTGAATCAGCACTAGAAGAAATTGTTTCTGAAAACAATGCTTTGTTTAGTGAAGATGAAGGCGAAGTTGAACAGGCAGTTAAAGATTTACAAAACTTAGTAAGCGAAGAATTCCCAGCAGGTATTGATGGTACTAATGCTGTGGAAAGTTTACAAGGTATTATTGATGATCCTATGTTAAACAATATGTTCCGTGAACTAGGTAAAAAAGACAGTAACACTGATGTACGTGGATTAATTGAAAAGTATATTAAAGCAAAAGATCCTGCTATGTTAGAAAAACTAAACTTTGGTGAGAAGCCAGGTGAAGCAACTACTCAAGCAGCGCCAGCACCAGCAGAAAGTGAAGATGAATGTGGTTGCGACGGCGGAATGCAAAAACCACAAACTCCACTATCAGAACTTATTCTTTCGTACTTTGATAGAGAAACTGGTAAGTTTCCAAAAGGCGAAACTGCTATTTTAACTATGGTAGAGAAAGACTACGGTGATCAATACGTTAAGCCAGCACAACAGTTTATTGAAAAAATACAACATAAGTTCAATGAAGTACAAGAAGTAAACGACACAAGTGAACTAGATAGAATTAAAAGTCTTTCAGGATTAAGATAGAGGCTAAATACATTTGGACAAAGTCCAAGAAGTTTTTCAAGTTTTTCTTTAAAAAAGGCTTGACAGGCTAAGTAGTTTAGTGTATTATATACACTGTGCTACAAACAAAAGGCACATAGACATAGGCATAAATTATAGGAGGCACAACTATGGCATCTTTAGCAGAAATCCGAGCAAAGCTCAAAGAACAAGAAACCCGTACAAGCGGCAACACAACAAGCGGCGGCGACAACGCAATTTACCCATTTTGGAATATGAAAGAAGGCGAAACTTCAACGCTTCGTTTCTTGCCTGATGGCAACGAAGATAATACTTTCTTTTGGGTAGAACGTTTGATGATCAAACTTCCATTCGCAGGCGTTAAAGGCGAAACTGATTCACGTCCAGTTCAAGTACAAATTCCATGTATGGAAATGTATGGTGATACTTGTAACATTCTAAATGAAGTACGTGGTTGGTTTAAAGATCCTACTCTAGAAGATATGGGTCGTAAGTACTGGAAGAAACGTTCTTATATTTTCCAAGGCTTTGTTGTGGATAACCCACTAGCAGAGGATACAACTCCAGAGAATCCAATCCGTAGATTTATCATTGGTCCACAAATCTTCCAGATCATTAAGCAAGCACTTATGGATCCAGATATGGAAGAACTACCAACAGATTTTACTGCTGGCGTTGATTTCCGTCTTAATAAGACTTCAAAAGGTGGTTACGCAGACTACTCTACATCACAATGGGCTCGCAGAGAGCGTCCACTAACTGATGGCGAAATGGCTGCTGTTAACTCACATGGTCTTTTTAATCTTAATGACTTCCTACCTAAAAAGCCAGGCGAAGTTGAACTAAAAGTTATGCAAGAAATGTTTGAAGCATCTGTTGATGGCGAAGCATATGATCCAGATCGTTGGTCACAATACTTCCGTCCAGCAGGCATGGCGGCAAAAACAGGTGATCCAGTAGCACCAGCGGCTACTACTCCTGCTCCAGCAGCTCCTGCGGCAGCACCTGCTCCGGCAGCAGAAGTAGCACCTGCGGCAGCACCAGAAGCGGCTCCAACGGCTAGCGGTGATGCAAGCGACATTCTAGCAATGATTCGTTCACGTCAAGGACAGTAATAACTAGTGGGGGAGCAATCCCCCATTTTGCTTTTTAGATTAGGAGATACATATGGCATCAAAAGCATTTGATCCTACGAAGTTTAGAACTTCGTTAACTAAGTCAATCTCAGGTATGAGTGCGGGATTTAACGATCCTACTGATTGGGTTAGTACAGGCAACTACGCACTCAACTATCTCATTTCAGGTGATTGGAACAAAGGTATTCCACTAGGTAAAGTTAGTGTATTTGCTGGCGAGTCTGGTGCGGGTAAATCATATATTTGTTCAGGAAACATTGTAAAAGCCGCACAAGAGCAAGGCATCTTTGTAGTTCTTATTGACTCAGAGAACGCACTTGACGAAGCATGGCTACAAGCACTTGATGTAGATACTTCAGAAGATAAACTACTAAAACTTAATATGTCAATGATTGATGACGTAGCAAAGACTATTAGTACGTTTATGGCAGACTACAAAGCAATGGCGGAAGAAGATCGTCCTAAGGTATTGTTTGTAGTTGACAGCCTAGGTATGTTGTTAACACCTACAGACGTAGACCAGTTTAACAAGGGTGATATGAAAGGCGATATGGGTCGTAAGCCTAAAGCACTAACAGCACTTGTTCGTAACACTGTTAATATGTTTGGTAGCCACAATGTAGGACTTGTAGCAACTAACCACACTTATGCTTCACAAGATATGTTTGACCCAGACGACAAGATTAGTGGTGGCCAAGGATTTATCTACGCATCTTCAATTGTTGTAGCAATGAAAAAACTAAAACTAAAAGAAGACGAAGATGGTAACAAGATTAGTGAAGTGCGTGGTATTCGTGCCGCTTGTAAGGTTATGAAAACACGTTATGCTAAACCGTTTGAAGGTGTACAAGTCAAGATTCCATACGAAACAGGTATGAATCCATATAGCGGCTTGCTTGAACTGTTTGAAGCAAAAGGTGTTATTGAAAAAAGCGGCAACCGCTTGAAGTACACTACACTAGATGGTAAAGAACTACTTGAATACCGTAAGAATTGGAACGGTGAACTACTCGATAAGGTTATGTCAGATTACTTAATTAAAGAGTCATCTGTGGTAAATACCTCTGACAATATCGTCGAAGAGGCAAATGACGAACTACAACCAATCGAGGAGTAAGCACATATGGATGAAGCACAGATTGTTGATATCTGGACAATGTTTAAGGAGTATCTCGATAAGAAACATATTGAAATGGCTGCTGAACGTTTTGTAGATTTGTGTGCTGATTATGGAGTATCAGATGAAGCATTTAAAGATGCTTTAGGAAATGACGGTGCTTTAGATGCGGCAATAAACTATTATCTAGATATTGACACTGACGGTGTACTTGAAGAAGAATTAGATTGGGATTAGTATATGGGTTGGTATAGCGAAGTAAGTCGTGACGTTAGTAAAATACCAGACGCCATTGCGTTTTTTAAAAGCGAACTTATAGAAGCAAAGGCAGAGTGTAAACTCTCAGGCAATGTTGAAAAGGCTGCGGCTGCTATGCCTGGCATAGTCGAACATCGTTTTAACCAACTCCAAGAAATTGAAGCAATCCTTAACTATCTAAACATAGAACTACGTAGACTGCGTAGCTCTTATTTTAAAAAGTATCTTGAAAACTATCAACGAGCTCTGTCAAGCCGTGACGTTGAAAAATACGTTGACGGTGAGGCAGACGTTGTTGATTACGAAAAGATTATCAACGAATTTGCTCTTATGCGTAACAAGTGGTTAGGTGTACTCAAAGCACTTGATCAAAAGCAATGGCAAATTACAAACGTTGTTAAACTCAGAGTCGCAGGAATGGAAGACGCAACTTTGTAAATAACTACATGAAAGTAGTTTTAGTTACAGGCGGATTTGATCCACTCCATTCAGGGCATATAGCATATTTCAAAGCAGCAAAACAATTAGGAGATTTTCTAGTTGTTGGACTTAATTCAGACGATTGGCTAGAACGTAAAAAAGGCAGAAGTTTTATGCTTTGGGAAGAACGTGCTACAATTCTTGCTGAGTTAAAAGATGTAGATCGTGTTATTAATTTTAATGATAACGACAACAGTGCCACAGATGCTATTAGAAAAGTATTAGACATATATCCTTCTGATCACATTATATTTGCTAATGGCGGCGATAGGCATCAAAATAACATACCTGAAATGAATGCTTATGATATTGAATTTCAATTTGGCGTAGGTGGAATAGATAAGAAAAACTCGTCAAGTTGGATACTAGAAGAATGGAAGGCACCAAAAACAGAACGTGTCTGGGGCTACTATCGTGTTCTACACGAAGTAGAAGGCTGTAAGGTAAAAGAACTTACAGTTGATCCTGGCAAGAGTTTATCAATGCAAAAGCATCGCTGGCGCAATGAATACTGGCTTGTTAGC